CAGCTGTGCAGCAAGCATCAGGTCAACGGCATCGAGGGGTTTGACTACGGCAAGGGCTGGGAATACGAAGCGGAGGAGATCGGGCGGTTTCTGGATAAAACGGAACGGCTCATTCAGGCAGGAATCAACGTGGCACTGCTCTGTCATGCCATCACCCGAAAAACGTCCCTGCCGGAGATCAATTCGGATTTTGACCACTGGGAACTGAAACTGGGGAACAAGACCACCAACAAGATCGCACCGCTGCTGAAAGAGTGGTCAGACATCACCCTGTTTCTGGCGTTCCAGACCCACGTCATCGCCACCGACGACAAGGGCAAAAAGCACAAGGCGACTGCCTGCAACCGTGTGATGTACACCACGAAAACGGCGTGGTGGGATGCGAAAAACCGGTTCGGGCTGCCGGAGATGCTGCCCCTGGAATATGCATCCATTGCGTCCGTCTTCGCTGCACCTGCACCAGCTGCCGCACCTGTTCCGAAAGCACAGCAGGTCATAGAAAAGGCACAGGCTGCCGGACTGCCCACGGAAAAGGATCTGGCAGAATCGGAGCTGCTGATTACCGCAGACGGACAGCTGCCAGAGCCCCGGCAGACCGCCGAAGATGTCCAGACACAGCACATTCTGGACGGCATTGCACCCCAGCTGGCACAGCTTATGGCAGCCGCACAGGTGCAGCCGTCGGAACTGCAGGCAGTGGTCGGCAGCAAGGGCTATTTTCCGGCAGATATGCCCGTGCAGAACTATCCGCAGGACTTCGTGGAGGGCTGGTGCATTCCGTGGTGGCAGAATATCCTGGAAATGATTCAGCAGAACCGGAAATAACCGCAAAAAAACACAACCTCAGAAAGGCAGGTCAAACATGAACGAATACAACACAACCGCAAATCCCCAGGGACACGAACTGGGCTGGGACGATGAGATCCAGCAGGAGAGCAGCTTTATTCTGCTGCCGGAGGGCGACTACCGCTTTACCGTGGAGAAGTTCGACCGTGCCAGACATGCCGGCTCGGTGAACATTCCGCCCTGCAACAAGGCAATCGTCCACTTCCGGGTGTTCAGCCAGGACGGCAGCAGCGTCCTCCTGCAGGAGAACCTGTTTCTGCACACAAAAATGGAATGGAAGCTGTCCGAGTTTTTCGCCAGCATCGGTATGAAACAGAAGGGGCAGGCGGCACAGATGAACTGGTCACAGGTGTGCGGCAAGTCCGGCGTGTGCCATGTGAAAATCCGCACCTATGAAAAGCGGGACGGCGGCGGAACTGGACAGGCAAACCAGATCGACAAGCTGTACCCGTCCTACGATCAGCCCCAGACCGCTCAGAATGCCCCACAGCAGCCCCGCACTGCACCCCAGTCCTCGTATCCGCAGAACAATGCACAGCCGTGGCAGCAGCCCCAGAACGCCCCTCAGGGCGGCTGGAACAGGGGACAGTTTTAAGGAGTGAAACCCCTCAGTCACCTACGGTGACAGCTCCCCTACAGGGGAGCCAGTATGGAAAGGAGTACGATCATCATGCAAATGCGACCTTATCAGCAGGCGGCGAGAGAAGCCGTGCACCGGGAGTGGGACGAGGGCAGAAACCGGACGCTGCTGGTGCTGCCCACCGGTTGCGGCAAGACCATTGTCTTTGCCAAGATCACCGAAGACGAAGTCCGCAGCGGCAGCCGTGTGCTGATCCTTGCACACCGGGGCGAGCTGCTCCAGCAGGCAGCGGACAAGCTGGAACGCACCAGCGGTCTGAAATGTGCCGTGGAAAAGGCGGAGCAGACCTGTCTGGGGGAGTGGTACCGTGTCACGGTGGGCAGCGTCCAGACCCTCATGCGGCAGAAACGCCTTGCCCAGTTTCCGCCGGACTATTTTCAGACCATTATCATCGACGAGGCACACCACGCCATTTCCGGCAGCTATCAGGTGATACTGGAGCACTTTGCCGGTGCCCATGTGCTGGGCGTGACGGCAACGCCCGACCGGGGCGACAAGCAGAATCTGGGCAAGGTGTTTGACAGTCTGGCGTATGAATACACTCTGCCACAAGCCATTCACGAGGGATACTTAACACCCATTCGGGCATTGACTGTGCCGGTGCAGATCGATTTCACCCATGTGGGGACGGCTGCCGGAGATTACAAGCCCGGAGATATTGCCACGGCGTTAGACCCTTATCTCGACCAGATCGCCGCCGAAATGGCAAAGCACTGTGCCGACCGAAAAACCGTGGTGTTCCTGCCGCTGGTCAAAACCTCCCAGAAGTTCCGGGACATTCTCTGTCAGCACGGATTCCGGGCGGCAGAGGTCAACGGCGAATCCGATGACCGGGAACAGGTCTTGCAGGACTTCGCTGACGGTAAATACAACGTGCTGTGCAACAGTATGCTGCTCACCGAGGGCTGGGACTGTCCGGAGGTAGACTGCGTGGTGGTGCTGCGTTCGACGAAAGTCCGTGCCCTGTACTGCCAGATGGTGGGACGCGGCACACGTCTGGCAGAGGGAAAAGACCACCTTCTGCTGCTGGATTTCCTGTGGAACACGGAAAAGCACGAGCTGTGCCGTCCGGCGTGCCTCATCTGCGAGGACGAAGAAGTGCAGCAGAAAATGACACAGCAGCTGGAGCAGCAGCCCGGCGTGCCGGTGGACATCGAGGAAGCCGAGAGCAAAGCGTCCGAGGACGTGGTGGCAGACCGGGAGTCCAAGCTGGCGGAGCAGCTGGAATCCATGAAAAAGCGGAAGTCCAGGCTGGTAGACCCCCTGCAGTACGAGATGTCGATCCAGTCCCGGGATCTGACCGGCTATGTGCCGGCGTTCGGGTGGGAATCCAGTCCGCCGACGGACAAGCAGAAGAAAGACCTGGAGAAACGGGGCATCAACCCCGATGCGGTGGAGAGTGCCGGAAAGGCGGAACAGATCCTCCGCACAGTGGCACAGCGGCAGATCAGCGGACTGGCTACCCCGAAGCAGATACGCTGTCTGGAAAAGTACGGTTTTCTGCACGTGGGCGGCTGGTCCTTCGAAGCAGCAAAGAATCTCATCAACCGCATTGCCGCAAACGGCTGGCGTGTGCCGCGGTCGATCACAGCGGCGGAGTATGTGCCGGAGGTGCATGGATAAATGGATTACAAAGACGACAACTTAGACGAACTGCTGGACTACATCGACCCGGCAGCCCTGACCTATCAGGAGTGGTGCGGGGTGGGCATGGCATTGAAAGATTCCGGCTATGACTGCTCCCTCTGGGACAGCTGGTCACAGCGTGACACTGTCCGGTATCACAGCGGCGAGTGCGAAAAGAAGTGGCGGTCTTTCGCCGGCTCAGAGCACCCGGTCACTGCCGGAACAATTGTACACATGGCACTGGAAAACGGCTATCGTCCCCAGAGTGCCCCGAAAGAATCCAGAGCACTCAGCTGGGACGATTACATCGGGGAGGACTATGTGGTCACCAGCCGGAAAGAGGCACAGGACATTCCCGTGGCAGAGCCGCAGGCGTGGAATCCGGCACAGGAACTCTCCCGCTACATCGAAACCTTGTTTGAAGCAGAAGATTTCGTGGGCTATGTGACGGAAACGTGGCAGAACAAGGACGGCAAGTATCTGCCCACATCGGGCTGCTGCGACCGTACCGCCGGGCAGCTCCTGGAGGCTCTGGGCAAGTGCGGCGGCGACATCGGGGCGGTAGTCGGGGACTATGCCGAAGAAGCCGGAGCGTGGATCCGGTTCAATCCCCTGGACGGCAAGGGCGGTAAAAACGAGAACGTCACGGAATACCGCTATGCACTGGTGGAATCGGACGTGCTGGACGTGGAACGGCAGAACGGCATTCTCCACGAAATGCAGCTGCCCATTGCGTGTCTGGTGTACTCCGGCGGCAAGAGCCTCCACGCCATTGTGCGTGTGGACGCTCCCAACTACGAAGAATACCGAAAACGAGTGGATTTCCTCTATGAAGTCTGCGACAAGAACGGTTTGAAGGTAGACCGCCAGAACCGGAACCCGTCCCGGCTCTCCCGTATGCCGGGTATCCTGCGGAACGGAAAAAAGCAGTTTCTGGTGGCGACCAACATCGGGCTGAGTTCGTGGGCGGAATGGAAAGATTACATCGACAGCGTCACCGATGATCTGCCGGAGTTCGAGAGCATGGCGGATGCGTGGGAGCATATGCCGGAGCTGTCGCCGCCGCTGATCGAGAACGTGCTGCGGCAGGGACACAAGATGCTCATTGCTGGACCGTCCAAGGCCGGAAAGTCCTATGCCCTCATTGAGATGTCCATTGCCATTGCCGAGGGGCGGCGGTGGCTGGGCTGGCAGTGTGCCAAAGGGCGTGTGCTGTACGTCAATCTGGAACTGGATCGGGCGAGCTGTCTGCACCGGTTTCGGGACGTGTATCAGGCAATGAAACTGCCGGCGGCGAATCTCCGGAGCATTGACATCTGGAATCTCCGCGGCGTGACAGAACCCATGGATAGGCTTGCCCCGAAGCTTATCCGGCGAGCCAAGAAAAAGCAGTACATCGCCGTCATCATCGACCCCATTTACAAGGTCATCACCGGCGACGAGAACAGTGCCGACCAGATGGCACATTTCTGCAACCAGTTCGACAAGGTCTGCACCCAGCTGGGCTGTGCGGTGATCTACTGCCACCACCACAGCAAGGGGGCACAGGGCGGCAAGCGGAGCATGGACCGTGCCTCCGGCAGCGGCGTGTTTGCCCGTGATCCGGACGCACTCATTGACATGACGGAACTGGAACTGACCGACGAGATCCTCAAACAGGAGACCAACACGGCGATCTGCGAAGCCTGCATCGAGAAGCTGCGGCAGCACGCTCCCGCAGTGCTGGCAGATGCCTCGCCGGACGAGCTGCTCAGCCATGTGGAATCCCTGAAGCTGTGCCGGGACAATCTGCCGCCGGCGGTGTACGAGGGCTTTCTCGGCGAGATCGAGGCGGTCAAGCGAACAGTGCGGCAGCGAACCGCATGGCGGCTGGACGGCACGCTCCGGGAGTTCCCGAAGTTCGAGCCGAAGAACCTGTGGTTCCGGTATCCGGTGCATGTGGAGGACACTGTGGGCGTGCTGAAAGACCTGCAGGCAGAGAGCGAGATGCCGCCACATCAGCGTGGGAACAAGAAACGCGGAGAGAAAACCAGGGAGACCTATGCGGCACAGAAAGCCGACAAGAAAGCGGCTCTGCTCAATGCGTTTCACGCCTGCAATATGGACGGGGTGGTGACGCTGAAAGACATGGCGGAGTATCTGGGCATCAGTGAAAAAACCGTCCGCCGCCGTGTCAAGGACTGCGGAGAACTGACCATTGCGGACAACAGCATTCAGCTGTCAGAAGTGGAAAATAATGGTGGGACAAAATGAGGGACAACAGTGTATATATAAATATATACTTGTCCCTGTCCCTGTGTGACAGTCAATGACAACAAGTAACAAGAGTGCGAATGCACGGCACTCTTGTAACACTTGTCGTCTGACATTGACAAAAGCGAACCCGAAAAAACCAGAAATGGAGGTACGAACATGACAACATTTTTCCTGCCCATGCTGCCGCCGACCAGTACGCACCAGCAGGTGGGGCATACCATCGACAAGCAGGGACGGCACCGGTTCTACCAGCGTGGAAACGGCGAGGCAGAGGCGAAGCTGACCGCACACCTCATGAAGCACATTCCGGAGCAGCCGTACAGCGGTGCGGCCCGTGTGGTGGTGAAGTGGTGCTATCCCAGAAAGGCAAAGCACCAGAACGGTGAACCCTATACCAACAAGCCGGACGTGGACAACCTGTGCAAGGCACTGTTCGACATCATGACCCGGCTGCACTACTGGAACGATGACAAGCAGATCTACAGTGCAGTGGTGGAGAAGTTCTGGGCAGATGTGCCGGGGGTGTTTGTGGAGATCGAGGAGGCAGAGGAGCATGAGTGAGATTAAATTGAAAAACTGTCCGTTTTGTGGTGGCGAGGCGGAAATGGGATTCCGTGACGCTAGTGCTTTTGTGATGTGTACAAAATGCCTTGCAAGAAGCAGAACGGTTGTGGCGTGTGTTGACTATACTGCGAGAGAAGTTGCTGCTGATGAATGGAATCAGCGGACAGACCAGCCGCCGAAAGCACGCTGGACACGAGAAGATGTCACGAGTTACGACGGTGAAACGATCAAGAATGGGGCTGCTGTCTGTGGTAGATGCAAAAAAGCGTTTTTTATGCCGACAGATACGTTTGATTACTGCCCGAACTGCGGAGCAAGAATGGACTTGATTGAAACAGATGATGACCTTTTACGGTTGATTCAGAAAAAAACGGAGGGAGAGAAATGAGTGAGGTTAAAAGCTGCCCGTTTCGCAAAAGCGGAACGTATATCAGCATCGATGATTACCGCAAGAAAAACGGTTGCTTAGGCTGCGATCTGGAATCAACTGAGTGCTGTGCGGACTGCATTGTGCCGGAGACCTGGGAGGCAGATGTAGCACCTGTGATACACGCACATTGGATTGAGAAATGCAGTAAGGTATATTGCTCTGCGTGCAGAAAAAGCAATAAGGCGTATCGGTCACCGTACTGTCCACATTGTGGTGCGAGAATGCACGAGGAGGCACAGCCATGAACACCAAACCCTGCGAAACCTGCGGCAAGCTGCTGATCGGCGTGAAAGGCGACCGGAGATTCTGCAACGCCTGTGCCATACGCCGGCGGAAAGCATATCAGAAACAGTATCGGGAGAACCGGAAGAAACGCTAACGCCCGCCGAGCGCAAGCCTAACGCACGCGAGCGTAAAACGAGCATAACCGAGCATGAAATCCAAAAGGAGTGGATCTACATGGAAAACAAGCAAATCAAGAAAGCCACGCTCTGCTGGCGGTGCAGGCACGCCGTGCCCAGTGCGTCAACCGGATGCAGCTGGTCACGCCGCTTTGTGCCGGTCGAGGGCTGGACTGCGGAAAAGCACCAGCAGAAACAGAGCGGCAGCGTTTACGAAACCTACTGTGTGATCAGCTGCCCGCTGTTCCAGAAGGACGGCGGGAACAGTGCTGACAGCTGCAAGGACGACACCGGCTGCATCCGCATCGCAGAGCATATCCTGCGAGGGCAGATGAACCGGTACCGCACTGCACTGGAACGCTATGCCAGAACCCGGAGCGACAACGATCTGGCACAGTTCCGGTCGATCGAGTGTGACCTGCTCACGCCGTACTATGCGGCACTGACGCTGCACAGCATTGACCTGCGGGAGGTGTGCAATGAACTGCGGCAGAAGGCAGGGCTGCCGGAACTGGAGGAGATGCAATGACCATCGAAGAAAAGATCACACGCTATCGTGATATCCCCAAGCTGATAAGAGATCTCCAGATCGACAAAGAAATCTGCACGTCTGTGAAATCGGTGCAGTTCGACAGCATCGGAGCCGCACACGGTTCTGCCGAAAACCGCACGGAACAGAAGCTGTTGCGTGCCGCAGAGATCGACGAGGAGATCGTGCAGCTGGAACAGGAACGGGATCAGCTGAAACTGGGGATTTTGCAGGAGATCAACCGTGCCATTTCCGGCGGCGGTGCAAAGGAAGTGGAAATGCGGATCATATTGAAATCGCATTTGCTGACGGGAAACAGCCTGAAGCAAATCTCCCGTTTGGTGGTGCATCGGGACTATGGTGTGACGAGAAAGATTTTTCATGAGGGGCTTGCCATGCTGGAAAAAACCTCACACAATCTCACCGAATCTCACTTGCAGTAATCCACATTCCATGCTATACTTATACTGACGAAAAAAAACAAAACGTCGTGAGGATTTCCTTGCGGCGTTTTTTTTGTATGCCGTTGAAAGGAGCGTGACCGCGTGGGACGACCAAGAAAATTCAAAACGCCGGACGAATTGCACAGTGCATGGGAAACTTACAAAGCGTACTGCGACAGCAAGCCTGTGCTGACTCATGCGTTCAACTCCAAAACCGGCGAGTTTGTTTCGACGGAGCTAAAGCACAGCGTGACTTACACCATTGAGGGGTTCTGCGTATACGTCGGCATCTCCCGACAGGCATTTCATGAGTATTATGCGGAGAGCAAACGGTTTGTTGACATCGTTACGCGTATGCGTGAAGAATGCGAAACGGACGCACGGGAAAAATTTGAAGTGGGGGCGATTCCGACACAGCTTGCAGGGCTGTGGATGTCGAAATATGGGTACACCACCAAGCAGGAAGCCGGTGTGGAAGTCAAGCCCTCCGAAAAACTCTCCGATATTCTCTCCCAGCTGGGCGGTGATGACCTTGACAGCACATAAATTTCCTCTGTCCCGGAAGTACAGGGACTTTATCCGTTCTGTCCAAGGCGTGACCGCAGAGTTTCTGGAGGGGACGACCGCCTCCGGAAAGACCACCGTCGGTGCCGGCGTGAAGTTCATGTACATGGTTTCCGCCAGTCCGAAACGGCTGCACATTATCGCTGCCAAAACTACCGGCATCGCCGAGAAGAACATCATTCAGCAGGAAAACGGGATCCTCGACCTGCACCGGAACGCCATCTACTGCGGCAACGGCGACCGGAACAACAAGCTGCCACACATCAAGTTTGAGGGCAAGCTGATCTATGTGCTGGGCTATGACAACAAGGACAAGTGGGAAAACGTCCTCGGTTCGCAGTTCGGCTGCGTGTACATTGACGAGATCAACACTGCCGACATCGACTTTGTGCGGGAGATCTCTACCCGAAACGATTACCTGCTGGCAACGCTGAACCCTGACGATCCGTCTTTGCCGGTGTATCGGGAGTTCGTGAACCGTTCCCGTCCCTGTGCCAAGTATGCCGCCGATGTGCCGGAAGAGATTCTTCGGGAACTGACGGAAGAACCGGTCACCGGCTGGCGGTACTGGTTCTTTTCGTTTCGGGACAACCTCAGTCTGACAGAGGCAGACATTCAGCGGAAAATGGACGCTGCTCCCAAGGGTACCAAGCTGTACAAGAACAAGATCCTGGGGCTGCGTGGACGTGCCACGGGGCTTGTCTTTGACTTGCAGCAGCGGCATATTATCACGGCATCACAGGCGGCAGGGCATCGCTTTCTGTACTACTCCATCGGCTGTGATACGTCCTATTCCCGAAAGTCCCACGACCGGCTGACATTTGAGGCGGTGGGCATTACCGCAGACCGGAAGTGTATCCTGCTCATGGAGGAAACCCACAACAATCGGGACAAGTCAAACCCCGTTGCACCGTCTGACGTGATACCGCTGCTGAACCGGTTCGCCGAACAGGTGAAGTGCCGGTACGGCTTTGCAAGAACGATCTACATCGATTCCACAGATGCCGGCACCATACAAGAGGCACAGAAGTTCAAACGCAAGACCGCCTGCATCTATGACTTTGCAGGGGCGTGGAAAAAGACGAAGATCATCACTCGGATCCAGTTGCAGCAGAGCTGGCTGAAAACGGGGGACTTTCTGGTGGTGGACACCTGCAGGGACTACATCGCAGAGATGAACACCTACAGCTATGACGAAAAGGGGCAGCCGGAGGACGGACACGACCACAGCATCAACGGGTGTCAGTATGCGTGGCTGCCGTACAAGCAGTACATTGGAAACTATAAGGCAATACAGGAGGTGATTTCAGATGCTTGACCGATTCCGGTCGTTTCTGGCAGGCAAACTGTCAGGGCTGTTAAAACTATATCCGGCGGCAAGACGGGAGATCGCCATAGAAGAATCCCTCAGCTTTGAAACCAACATTGCCGTCAACCGGCTCTGGTATCGGGGCGACAGCTGGGAACTGGCACAGGCGTACCGGCAGATCGGCGGTGCGTCCCATTCTTTCTGGGGCAGCGTTCCCACCTACGGCATGGAAATCCGGAAGATACATACCGGCTTGCCCCAGACCATGGTGAATATGCTTTCCGGTCTGATCGCCGCCGACTTGCAGGAGGTGCAGTTCCCGTCCGAATCGCAAAAGCTGCTCTGGCAGCAGATCGCACAGGAAAACGACTTCTGCGAACTGGTAAAGCGGTCGATCACGGAAACGCTGGTCACTGGTGACGGGGCGTTTAAGATCAGCCTGCACCCCCAGGTGAGCCGCTTTCCCATTCTGGAATTTTACGGGGCAGATCGTGTGGAACTCCGGCGGCAGTCCGGCAGAGTACACGAGATCATCTTCCGCACGCCATACGCCGACGACAGCGGCAGGAACTACACGCTGCACGAACACTACGGCAGGGGCTATGTGACGTATGCACTCTTTGACGCATACGGCAATCCCCGTGATCTCCACGCCATTTCCCAGACAGCCGGCTTGCAGCCTGTCCGGTGGGACGGAGATTTTATGCTGGCAGAGTATCTCAGTTTCTACCATTCCAACCGGCACGAAGGCAGAGGGCAGAGCATCTTCGATGCCAAACGGGACAACTTCGACGCACTGGACGAGGCGTGGAGCCAGTGGGTGGACGCACTCCGCAGCGGCCGTTCCCGTACATACATTCCGGAGTGCCTGATTCCACGGGACGAAAACGGCGTGCTGCAAAAGTCCAACGCCTTTGACAACCGCTTTCTCATGACCGGAAACGACATTGCCGAATCCGCACAGAACAAGATCACCGTGGAACAGGCGGAAATTCCCCACGACAGCTATCTTGCCACCTACATCACCGCACTGGACCTTTGTCTGCAAGGTATCGTCAGTCCGTCTACGCTGGGCATTGACGTGAAGAAACTGGACAACGCCGAAGCACAGCGGGAGAAAGAGAAAACCACGTTGTACACACGGCAGGACATTGTGAACGCCTTGCAGCGAGTGCTGCCGAAACTGATTACAGACATATTCTATGCGTATCAGACGGCGAACGGACAGCCTGCCGAGGAAGTTCGTGCGGCGGTCACTTTCGGCGAGTATGCCAACCCGTCCTTTGAATCGCAGGTGGAAACCGTGGCGAAAGCCAAGCAGGGCGGCATCATGAGCATTGAGGCAGGTCTGGACGAACTGTACGGCAGCACCAAGTCCGACACATGGAAAGCGGCAGAGGCGGAGCGTATCCGGACAGAGCAAGGCATTGTGGATATGGAAGAACCTGCGGTGTCCTCTGACGACTGGGCAGGCGTCGCATGAACTATGACATTGCAGAGGCACTCCGGAAAATGGAAGAAGAACTGATCCAGTCCATGAAACGGAACTTGCAGCGGCATCTGAAAGAGGAAGATGCCGAGGGCTTTGACTGGGCACAGTGGCAGGCAGAAAAGCTGAACAGCATTGCCCGATACCGTGCCCAGAACCGGCACATCATCGGCAGTTATATCAGCACCATTCCCCAGCAGATCGAGGACATGATCCGCCAGTCCTACGAAACCGGAAAGCAGCAGGAGGAAATTCGCATTCTGAAAGCGATCCGGCAGGGCTACCTTGCCGTAGCCGGAACTGCCGGAGAGATCGGCACCGGCTTTTTCACCGTCAACGAACGCAAGCTGAACGCTCTCGTGAAAGCCACACAGGGCGAGATGCACAAGGCGGTCAGCAGCATTCTCCGGTATCAGGACGACATCTACCGGCAGACCATTTTCCGGTCGGCGGCACAGTTCAACATGGGCGGCAAGTCGCTGGGGCAGGCGGTCGATGCGGCAGTACAGGACTTTCTGGCACAGGGTATCCGGAATATCCGGTACAAGGACGGGCGGTATGTGAACATCGCCAGCTATGCGGAAATGGCACTGCGGACGGCAAATCTGCGGGCGAATATCCAAGGAGAGGCTGCCAAGCGTGATGAGTGGGGCATCTGCACCGTGAAACTGTCTGCACACGGTTCTGCCTGTCCCAAGTGCATTCCGTGGCAGGGCAAGGTGTACTACGATGATGTGTACGGCTCCGTGCCGGTACCCAAAGACGGGAAGTATCCGCTGCTCAGCACTGCCATTGCCGGCGGCGCACTGCACCCCAACTGCAAGAACGGCGTGCATACATGGTTCGAGGGCATCAACCAGCCGCCCAGGGAAATGACACAGGAGGAGATCGACGAGGCAAACCGGCGGTACGATCTGGAACAGCAGCAGCGGTACTGCGAACGGAATGTGCGGAAGTACAAGCGGCTGAAACTGGGTGCAATCGATCCGGAGAACGCCGCCAAGTATGCTGCACAGGAACAGGCATGGCGAAAGCGGCTGAACAGCCTGGTTAAGGAAAACAAAGACGTGCTGCGGATGGATTACCGCCGGCTGAAAGTGTACGATGCACCTGCACCGCCGGCAGGAAAGCCCGCCGCTGTGCCACCAGCACCGAAACCGAAAGCGGCTAAGGCAAAGGCACACACGGAGAGTGTTTCTTCGGGGCACGCTGTGGAAGTCACACCGCCTGCAACAAAGGACAACGGCGGTACGGGAAAGACGTATTCGCCGGAGAAAATCACTCCGGATTATATGTCACGATTTACACCGAAGTATTCAGACCAAGCAACACTGACTTCCGGAAATATCCATATGAACGTCAAAAAGGTTGCAAATAGTCGGTATCAGATGTATGCAGATGCCGATGCAGACCGTAAGAACAAAGCGGTGCGACTTACAGAAAAAACGCTGTCGGCTATTCAGCCAGAGCTGCCGGAAGGCTTCCAGATTCCAAAGGTTGCAGTAGTTGATTTTCAGAAGCACCGTTTGAATCCAAACGCAATTGCCGGGTATGACAAAACCACCGACACTATGTACATGAACAGCATCTATGATTCTTCTGAGAAGATTCTGGAATATGTAAACCTTATACCGGGACAGTTTGCAAATAATACGGAATATGCACCGATTTTGCACGAACTCGGACATAAATTTTACGAGGATTGCATCGAAAGGCTTGCAATTTCTGAAAATATCGGTTATAATGAAAGTAGGAAAAAGATTGACCGCCGAATTTTCGATTATATCAAAAAGCAAGATAATCCGGATTATCTTCTGTGTTTCGTAAGCGGATACGCGTCAGACGGTGAATCATCTGGAAAGTTTACTGAAATTATAGCAGAGTGTTTTTCTGTAAGAAAGAAAAATGCTGCTGCTGACGCGATTTTAGCACTATTGGAGTGATGTTTTATGATGTTGCAGCCGACAAGGGAACAAGTTGAATTGAGAAATAAATTGCTTTCTTCCACAAACGAAAAAGAAAAAGAAACGATTCGAGAAAGACTGAAAGAAATCGCAATCCAACGTGATGAAGCATTAAAAGATTGCCCATTTGCACATTGACTGAAAAACCTCTCAAAATATGCGTTGTTTTGAGAAGTAAAACTGAATACCACAAAAAGCATCTCAAACGAGGTGCTTTTTTCATGCCCGAAAGGAGAAAGAACATGGGAACATACAGAGAAACGAAACTGAAAGACACAGTATCACTGATGTGCAGTGACGATTACAAAGAGCGATTCAAAGCGGAGTATATGCAAGTGTGCATCCGGTACGAGAAGCTGAAAGCAATGCTGGACAAATGGGACGAAGGCAAACTGAACTTCCAGCCGACCTGTCCGAGAGGAATTTATAATTTCCAGATCAGAGCGATGGCTGACTATATCGCCAGTCTGGAAGCACGTGCAGCGATCGAAGATATCGAACTGTAATCACTGCCCCGACCACGGGCATAAACTGGCGGAGGGCGGAAAACAAGAACAATTCAGCCTGTGGGTACGGCGTTCTTATTTGTAAAATCAGCATCTGAGCGATCAGGTGCTATTTTTATACCCAAATCACGAAAGGACTGATTCAAATGGCAGACGAAACAGGCAGCCAGAACACGCCGCAGGGTGGTACACAGCCGCCGGCTATCGACTACGGCAAGATCGAGGACATGATCCACAAAGGCACCCAGCAGCGGGAATCCGCAATTCTGGAGGGCTACTTCAAGCAGCTGGGCATGAGCGGTGAGGAACTCCAGACCGCTGTGCAGGATTTCAAGACCAAGCGTGCCACACAGGCAAAGGAAAAGGAAACCAGCTACCAGAACGCCCAGCAGGAGATCACCCGGCTGAAAGCACAGGTACTGGAAAATGACATTCGCAGCAAGGCAAGCGACATTGCCGCCGATCTGGGCGTAGACCGCAAGTCGCTGCCGTACCTGCTCCGTATGGCAGATATGACCAGTGCCGCCGACAGCAAGGGCGTAATCTCCGAAGAGAACATCAAGAAGGCTCTGGAAAAGGTGCTGACTGATGTGCCGGCACTGAAAGGCAGTACCCAGCAGAACAGCGGCTTTATGCAGATCGGCGGCTCCGGCGGCAGCAATGACCCCACCGCCGCACAGAATGAAATGCTCTCCAACATCTTCGGCACGAACCGAAAGAAAGGCAGGAACTAACTATGGCAGAACTGAAATACGCTGACATTTTCAGTCAGCACATCATTGATATGTACGCTGTAGAACTGAAATCCAACGGGCTGTTCCAGTCCAACAGTGATATTCAGATCGTAAACGGCAAGCAGCTGAAACTCCCGAAACTGACCGTCAGCGGCTATCAGGACCACAACCGCACCACTGCCGGTTTCAACGCCGGCTCCTATGACAACGACTACGAAGTCAAGGTGCTGGATCACGACCGTGACATTGAATTTGCCGTTGATCCCATGGACGTGGACGAAACCAACATGACCGTTTCCATCGCCAACATTCAGAAGCGGTTTGAGATCACGCAGGCGATTCCGGAGCTGGACTGCTACACATTCAGCAAGATCTTCACCGAGGCACAGCGTGTGAGTGCATCGGTAGAAACCACTGCACTGACCGCAGACAACGTGCTGGAGGACTTCGACAACAAGGTACAGCTGCTGGAAGATGCCGGCGTACCTATGGATCGCATGGAGATGTATGTGACGCCGGCATACAACAAGCTGCTGAAACAGGCATTCCAGCGGCAGTATCCCAACGGCACCGGCGTGATCGACCGCCGTGTTCACTCCATTGACGACATCGGCACGATCATTGTTGTGCCGTCTGCACGGCTGAAAACCAAGTTCAACTTTACCAACGGCTGTGCGGCAGATGAAACCGCCGGACAGATCAACTACATTCTCATTGATCCGGAGGCACAGGTTTCCCGTGTGAAGTACAGCTACATCAATGTATTCACACCGGGACACGATTCCAGAACGGCAGACAACTACATCTACCAGAACCGCCGGTTCAACGGCACTTTTGCACTGGACGCACTGCTGAAAGCCGGCTGTGCCATCAACTATACCGCCCATGAGTGAGGTGATACCCGATGAAAGCAAGCAAGGACAACAAGGTCTATACCATTACTGAGGCGGAGAAAGCTGCCTATCTGGACAGAGGTTATGCTGTGATGCTGGACGACGGCACCGTAGAAGTGCCGGCATCTGCTACGGTACCAGAGGCGGAATACCGCCGTCTGGCAGCGGAAAATGCCAGCCTGAAAGCCAAGCTCCGGAAGGCACAGGCAGAAAAGGACGCCGAGCTCCGGAAGGCACAGGCAGAAAAGGACGGCAAGTGATGTACGCCGGTTACGAGTATTATAGCGGAACTTACGGCGGAACAGTACCGGAACCGGACATTCTGCCACGGCTGCGGCAGGCTGCCCGTGACGTGGATACGCTGACCTTTGGCAGAATCCATGCCGTAGGACTGGAGAACCTGTCCACATATCAGCAGGAGATCATACAGGAGTGCTGCTGTCAGCTGGCGGAGTTTGCCCACGAGAACGCCGACGTGCTGGAAAGCATCGTGTCCGGCTACTCTATCAACGGGGCAAGTCTGACTCTCAGCGGCAGCAGTACGGCAGTGGAAACTGTCAGCGGCATCTGCCTGCCACGGGCGGTGTACCGGAATCTCTGTCAGACAGGGCTTTGCTGCCGGAGCGAAACGAGGTGGCGTGATGCGATACCCTAAACTGGTACGCTGTGCGAAAACGCCCGTTCACGTGACCATAACAGCCGAGGGGATCAACGCTTTCGGCGAACGGGAAACCATTCTGGACGGGGACTTCCTGTGCAACTGGCAGGACAAATCACAGGTGAAATACACCAGCAAGGACACCGCTGTCACGGTATCCGGCAGTGCTTACATTGACGGGGATATTCAGCCGGCAGCGGGGAATCTCACAGGAGGTACGGTGACGATATTCGGCGAACAGCGGAGCATCTACGCCGTCAGCAAGTGCCGGAATCCGGACGGTACGGTGAACTACACGAGGGTTGATGTGCTATGAGCAAGATCAAAGTCAACTGGAATTTCGGGGCAGTACGGCAGGTGGAACAGGCAGTGGCAACGGCTCTGGAACAGACCGCACAGGCGGTGATTACCGATGTGGTAGACGAACAGGTCATGCCGATGGACACCGGTACGCTGCAAAACAGTTCTACTTTTGTAGAAACTTCGGAGAGCAGCACTGGGGTAGTCGGAATCATTTCTGACACGCCTTACGCACGCCGCCTGTACTATCACCCCGAATACAACTTCCGGACATCGGAGAACAAAAACGCCGGTGGCAAGTGGTTTCAGCCGTGGATCGACGGCGACAAGAAAGAGTTTGCCGCCGATGCTTTCGCAAAGCTGCTCCGGCAGAATCTCAAATAGGAGGCGGAACGACATGATGACCAGCGAATCCGTGCTGGCATGGCTGCAAACGCTGCCGGTCAGAGCGGACAACTATTACTGCGGCATCTTAGACCGCAAAAAGGAAAAGTCCTTCGGCGTGTATCAGCTGTCACGCCGGAAGAATGAAACCGCTGTCGGCGGACGGGATCCCACCAGGACCCGCACCCACGGCGTGTCCCTGCTGGTGCATTGGAACCACAGCACACGCCAGACACAGAACGCTGCCATTGCCCTGTATGAGGCGATCGCAGCGGCAGGAACGGCACAGGTGGGCAGCTGCCGTGCCGTGTATTTTCAGATGCAGCAGAACGAACCCATTGACGTGGGAACGGACGACAACGGCATCTGCGAATATGTGATTGAATTTGTTATCTACTATGAGGAGGAAACAGCATGAGCACTGTAACAGGGGTATATCCCGTTTTCAACAACGTATTCAAGCTGGGTGCAGACAAGACTTCTGCCAAAACCGTTGCCGACATGGAATCGTTCAGCATCGCCATTGACGGCAATGTGGAGGAGTGGACGCCTATGGAGCAGGAGGGCTGGAAACGCCGTCTGAAAACCGGCTGCGGCATCACCATTTCCCTGAAAGGCAAGCGGAACGTAGGCGATACCGGCAACGACTTTGCAGCAGGTCTGGCATACAAGACCGGACAGGAATCCGAGGCGTATTTCGAGTGGGTGATGCCGGACGGCACGACGATCGCCATGGAAAACGCTGTCGTCAACGTGACTGCCGGCGGCGGTGATTCCATCAATGTAGAGCCGCTGGAATTTTCCGTCATGAGTAACGGCAAGCCCAACATCACTACCACAGGAGAATAAGGAGGAAATAACAATGGCAACCGTACTGGATATTACAAGCAAATTGCAGAAGGAAGAAAAGGTGTTGAAGATCGGGGAACAGGAGTTCCATATCGACGACACCAAGAACACTGTCATGAAAGCCATGGCGGCAATAGAATCCACGGAGGAAGGCGGTACAGCCGGATTCTCGGCGATCGACAAGGCACTGGAAATCCTCATCGGCAAAGAGGGCGTGAGAAAGCTGGACAGCATGGACTTGAACTTCAAGGGTTATCAGAATGTGTTTATTGCAGTGATGTCCCTTGCTTCCGGCACGTCCTACGAGGAAGCGGAGCAGCGATTTCAGAACGCCGGCGCATGATGATCCGTACTATGATCTGATCTATGACTACGAACTGATCGAGGCATCTTTTGCCCAGCAGTACGGCATTCGGCTGCGGCTGGAAACGGAAATGTGCTGGTCAGAGTTTCTGACACTGCTGTCCGGACTGAACGGAGAAACGCCCCTGGGAAACGTGGTGCGTATCCGGTCAGAAACGGATATGGAAGTGCTGAAAGCGTTCACGCCGGAGCAGAACCGTATCCGTTCCGACTGGCAGCGGCGGCAGGCAGCGGAAACACTGCGGCACTTCGATCGGGAATCTTACGAGAAGTCCATGCAGCAGCTGTCGGCAATGTTCCGGACAATGGCGAAGATAGAGTGAAAGGAGGTGCAGCAGAATGGGGACGAGAGTTGGTACGATCGATCTGGATCTGGCGTTGCAGTCAGATTCGTTCCGAAAGCAGTTGCAGCAGACTGTAAACCGTGCAGTCAGAAATACCAACCAGCAGCTGGGGCGTGTCGGCAGTGCCGGTTCAGCACTTTCCGGAGCATTCGGCAAGCTGGGAAAGGTCATCGCTGGTGCTTTCGCCGTGTCCAAAATCACGGCATTCGGCAAAGAGTGCCTGTCCCTCGGCTCTGATCTGGCGGAGGTGCAGAACGTCGTAGATGTGACCTTCGGCGGCTTATCCGACAGCGTGGACAAGTTCGCCAAGAATGCCGCCAAACAGTTCGGCTTGTCGGAAACCATGGCGAAGAAGTATGCCGGAACTTACGGCTCTATGGCAGAGGCATTCGGCTTTACACAAAAGCAGGCACTGGATATGTCTGAGGCACTGACAGGGCTGACGGGCGATGTGGCGTCGTTCTACAACATCTCACAGGACGAGGCGTACACCAAGATCAAGTCTGTCTTTTCCGGAGAAACCGAAACGCTGAAAGATCTGGGCGTGGTCATGACGCAAAGTGCACTGGACGCATACGCTCTGTCCAACGGATTCGGCAAGACAACTGCGGAGATGTCCGAGGCGGAGAAAGTGTCACTCCGGTACGCATTTGTGCAGGAGAAGCTTGCCAACGCCCAAGGGGACTACGCCCGTACCTCTGACGGCTGGGCGAACAGTACCCGTACACTGGCACTGCAATTCGACACCTTGAAAGCAGAGCTGGGACAGGGGCTTATCAACGTATTCTCGCCCATTGTGCAATGGCTGAACATCATCGTGGAACGGCTTACCGCAGCGGCGACCAAGTTCAAGGAATTCACCGCAGCGATCATGGGGGTATCCTCAGACACGTCCTCCGGCGTGGGCAGCACGGCAGCCAGCACGGAGGCTCTGAACGACAGCCTCAGCACCACTGAAAGCAACGCCAAAAGTGCTGCAAAGGCGATGCGGGACCTTATGGGGTTTGACGAGATCAACCGGCTCAGCGACAAGTCGGACAGCACAAGCAGCATACCTTCTGCCGGTCAGACACCGGCAAGCACAGCCGACAATTCCAATGACAAGGACAAGACAAACACTCTGGCAGATTCGCTGCAGCATATCAAAAAGCTGTGGGACGACCTGTACGGCGGTTTCAAGAAAGGGCTTACTACACGGCTGAATGCCGGCAACACGTTTCAGGCACTGGACAACATCAAGCAGAAACTCGGGCGTATCAAGGATACACTGAAAGGAATCTTCACAGACAGTGCAGTGGTCAGCAGTGCCAAGAGAATGCTACAGCAGATCGCCACCTACTACGGCTCCATGGTCGGCAATTTCCTCAGCATCGGGGCAAATCTGGGCAATGCTCTTGTCACGGGCATTGCCACGTTTCTGGGACGGAAAGAGGAGTTCCTGAAAAAGAAACTGGCATCGATTTTCCAGTCTACCGGCGACATCTTCGGCAGTCTGACCAGCATCATGAATGACGTGACGGACATCATCAACTATATCCTACAGCTGCCGGAAACGGCACAGGTGGTTGCAGATGTCATTGACATTATCGTTACGCCGTGGGTTACGGGGCTGGACTTGCTGCTGAAATTCGTAAGGGATAACTTCAGCGGTATAGCAGAGGTGATAAACACCAATAAGGAGAACTTCATGCAGATCGGAGAAGATCTGATGCGGTTTTTCTCCACGATCACCGGAGCCGTTTCCGACTTCGTAGACCACGTGAGCCAGAAAGCAGAAGAAGTGTACGACCAGTACATTGCACCGGCGATACAGCGTATCTGGGACGGCATCAACAGCCTTGTGACATTTCTCACAGGCATCTGGCAACAGTATATCTCGCCGTTTCTGGATACCATTGCACAAGGTGTTGCGGAACTGATACACGACCATTTGAAACCTATGGCAGACACGCTGCTGGAAGTGTTCGGGAAAGCAGTAGAACTGATTTCAATTCTGTGGAAACAGTATGCTGAACCGTTTATTGAATGGTGGATCGCCAATGTGGCACCCATTATTATGCCGGTGCTGCGGGAGGTCTGGGCACTGGTGAAGCTGGTAGTAAAAGACGTGATCGACAAGATCGAGAACGTGCTGAAAATACTGAGCGGACTGCTGGATTTCCTGATCGGTGTGTTTACCGGTGACTGGAGCAGGGCGTGGGGCGGCATACAGGAAATATTTGACGGATTTGTGGGAACGTACAAGGACAGTTCCAAAAATCTGGCGGATTTCCTGAAGGAAACATTCGACAACATGGCAACCTCCATTGACCAGATCTTCGGGCGGATTCGGGAAGCCGCACAGGGGCTGTATCTCAAAGTCAAGGAAAAGTTCGAATCCATACAGCAAACCATGTCCGCAGTGTGGGAGAACATCAAAGCGATCTTCTCTGATCCCAAAGCCTACTTTCAAGAGAAGTTTTCCGCGGCGGCAGATGCGGTCAAGTACGCTTTTTCCGGTATCCGGCAGTGGTTCAGTGACCTGTGGGACGATGTGACAGAATCCCTGAAAGCACCGGTAAATTCCATGATCGACATTCTGAACTATCTGATCGGAAAGCTGAACACGCTGAGTTTTGACATACCAGACTGGGTGCCGGAACTGGGCGGCAGAACTTTTGGATTCCAGATACCGGAGATCCCGTATCTGGCGAACGGCGGTTATGTGAAAGCCAATACGCCACGCCTTGCCGTGATCGGCGACAACCGGCGGGAGGGCGAGATCGTCGCACCGGAGAGCAAGATCGCTGAGGCGGTAGCAAAGGCAATGCAGATGGTGCTTGCAAGTTACGGCGGTATGCAGGGCGCCGGTCAGACACAGGATGAAAAAATTCTACAGGCAAACATATGGCTGGACGGCGACTTGCTGGCGAGAAAGCTGTCACGGCTGCAAAAGAAAAACGATTACAGAAGCGGAGGGCTGGCATAATGGCACTGTTAAAGATCAACGGCACAGAACTGCCGGCACCTACCACATACCGCGTACAGTACAGTGACATCGACAGTTCCGACACGGGGCGTGCGGAAAACGGCGTGATGCTGCGGAACCGCATCCGAGCAGGGGTGGTGAAGATCTCCGTCAGCTGGAGCAAGCTGACCCAGACAGAGACCGACCTTGTGCTGGATGCGGTGCGTGGCGTAAGCTGTTCCGTGGAGTACTACGGCGGCAGCACAGCAAAAGAAATGTACGCCGGAGACCGCTCTTTGCAGCTGGTATGCCTGGAAAAAGACGGCGCAAGATTTGATGTCAGCTATAATCTGATTGAATTTTAAGGGATGCCGGGAGGTGAAGTGTATTGCAGCAGGTGTCAAAAGCGTATCTCGACGCCATAAACAAAAGAACCCGATCGGACCGCATCCAGGTGGAAATGATAACAGAAAGCGCAGAAGTACAGTGTGTGCTGAAAGATGAGGACATAGAGGAAGGAACGCTTACCGTATCACGGCAGTGCGTCAACAACGGATACTTCGAGTTTGGCGCTGCATATGCCAGCGAGCTGAAATTCCATACACGAACGGATAAGCTTGTCTGGTCATCCCTGGTGGGCAGATATCTGCGTGTGACTTATGGCTTGCAGCTGTCGGACGGTACGTATGAGGAGGTTCCGGTCGGGGTGTTCCGCATTACAGAATGCAGTTTTTCGAAAGACGGGCTGCGCAGGATCACGGCGTACGACTGTCTGGTGACACTGGACTGGGAGCTGTACTTCCTGTCCACTTCCGGAAATTCTCCGTATCAAGTGCTGCAATTTGCGCTGGATATCACCACACAGGTGGAAATTGCATACGGCATGAAAACGCCGAAGGTGACGCTGGGAAACACGAAAGAAGAAATTGAATCGATGCCGAACGGTACACTTCCGCTGCCGACTTCTGACGACATCAAAACACCCAGAGAATGTATATCTGCCGTTGCAGAAATTCTGGGGTGCTTTGTGGAGGCAGACCGTACTGTTCCCAACAAGATCTGGCTGCGCCGATTCCGGACAGACACCGTGTTCCGTGTGATTCCGCCGGACATCCGTTTCAGTTATGATGTAGACATAGACTGGGACCGTCCGTGCGATGTGTCCACCCAGATTCGCTATCTGGATGACGGCAGCGAAAGGACATCTTCCTACACCTATACTGCCAAAGGAGACGGGGAGTTTTTCCTCACCGGCGGCTATCGCATGATCCTGGATAACAAGATCTTGAATCTGATGGGTGAGACAAACGCCAAGAAAGCAGCAGACAATCTTGCGGCAGAGCTGACACGTATCAACCAGAAAGAATATCTCCCCGTCAGCTTTGCATTTTTCGGAGACCCGTCACTGGACCCGGGGAATATGGTGACTTGCGCCTATAACGGGACAGAACATCCCACGCTGATCGGTTCCACCGTGTGGAACTACCGCAACACCGAAAATGTGACGGCAATCAGCGGCAACAAGACAACGGATATCAGCCAGTCCAAGTCGGGCTTGAAAAATGAAACATCTTCCGGCGCATCTGAGGAGAAAGGTGCATCTGCCATGCGGTATTACACTTACGGCAACGCAGAACGCATTGCGATTGCAGACGGCAGCATGGCAGATATTGCAGCGATACGGGTACTGTCCTATCGTGCAACAACCATCGTGTTCCATGCGGAAATCCGGCTGGATGTCAGTACAACGGAGATAATTGCCGATGATCTGTACACTTGTACAGACGGAATACTGACTGCTGCATATTTTGCAGGGTCTGTGGAGATCGGGAAAGTACGGCCGCAGTGGACGTTACAGGATGGGGTGCATACGCTTCATCTGTTTTACAGTTTCGGCATGACCGGCTATGCCGCAGTGGAATTCCACGTCAGACTGTACGCCAAAGGCTGCTCCGTTGACATTCCGGCGCAATGTGTGCAGGCGGTGCTGGAGGGTACATATCTGGCAGGAGAAGAGGCGTGGGACGGTTTGATCGATCTGAACGATACCGTCAAGGTATCCGTGGGCAGCGCCGCAGTCAATGTCAGCACGATCACGGACACGGCGCAGATCCAGGCGGCAGAGGTGATGCACCAGGGCTGTGCGGATACTGTGGCGGTAAATGTGCAGGGGGATGCGGTTACGGTTTCCGGCTTTTCGGAGACCATGCAGCATGATATTGCAGAGGAGGAAACAACATGATGAAAGGCAAGACAGAGATTCTGCTGACGGATGTGCATACCGGGAAAACGAAAAAAATCCTGGAACACAATATGATGACAAATGCACTGAACGACATTTTCCGGCAGGAAGGCTATATGCGCAATGCAGCTACAATGTTCGGAGAGAATTTTCAGCCGCTGTATGCGAAAATGTTGGGCGGTGTCCTGTTGTTTGACAAGCCGCTGGAAGAAAATGCGGCAAATTATTTTGCCCCTGCCGGGACCAATCTGACAGCGTGCGGCGTATATGGTGTGAAAAATACCACAGGCGACACCCTGCGTGGGGACTATAACAGCGATGAGTCTTATCTGGACACCAGGACAAAGACCATGAAGTACGTCTACGACTTTCCGACGTCGAAAGGAAACGGCACCATTGCCAGCGTGTGTCTGACCAGCGCCAACGGCGGCTACAGCAGTTACGGTGCAGAAACAAACGGCGGCACGGGGCAGACGGCGGCGCATTTTTTGGAAACAGGAGCGTCAAGAACTTTTGCGTCAATCAGCGGTGAATATGCCTTTGCTGTGGATTACCAGAATGATGTTATTTACACGTTTACGCCAAGCATCGTAAGTTCTCAGCTACAGTCTGTAACGATCCGAAAGCGGCGTGCGCATCTGAAAACACTGCCGGTGACATATTCCGCATTCGCTGCGGGAGAAGTGTTGGAATCAAAGATTGTGCAGCTCAGTTCCATTTCTTCGTTTTATGTGTGGAACTATGATACAACTGCAAATACACTCTATTTCATAACGAACAACGGCTATTCTGAAATCCAAAACGGCAGAGAATTCTACATTGCTGCGATTCCGATAGGCACAATGATTGCCAGAACATATAATATTACAAACCGCACCGGTGTGTCACTTAGTTACAGTACCGGCGGTGTGTACGGCGGATACTTGTATATAGGCGGTTATAGCAGTAGCCAAAAGAATTACAAGATCAATCTGGAAAGCGATACAGACTATGCACAGCTTTCCGGTGTTAACACGACATTGGATTTTAACCGGTGCTGTTTTTGGAATCACGGGCGTATTTTTGCAAATTGCGGCGGTTTGAATTCCTGGAACTATCGGCTTGCGGCTGTAGATCCAGCGACCAATGAAGCGAAATATACGCAAAACTATCTTTACGACAGTAAAGGTAATACAAAGAAGTGGGTTGCTGTAACCGGCAGCAATGTTGCATTTGCGGTGATAAATGACGGGAACAATTTCCTTGTCCCGTGCAATTATCTTGCGACTATCAACAACCTGTCATCTGCGGTAACAAAGACGGAAACGCAGACCATGAAAGTAATCTACACCATAACGGAGGTGTGATATGCGTATCCAGTACAATGGAAAAAGCAAGATCTTGATACGGTTGACTGAACTGGTCAATCAAAAAGCGGATGCCGAAGATATGGAACAGACCGCCGCCGACCTGCAAAAAGAGATCGATGAGAAAGCCGACAAATCCGCCATCCCGACTGTAGGAGACGGCGTGCTGTCTATGCAGCGTAACGGCAAGATCGTGGGGACATTTTCCGCAAATGCGGCAGAAAATGAGGCTATCAATATTCCCGTGCCGGAGAAGGTATCCGAACTGGAAAACGATGCAGGCTACGGAACATACACCAAGCCCTCTACAGGTATTCCCAAGAGCGACCTTGCAAGCGGTGTGCAGGCAAGTCTGAGTAAGGCGGACACGGCACTGCAAAAGCATCAAGATATTTCCGGAAAGGTTGATAATACTGCGGCAGGGGCAGATTCACTGCTATCAAAAATAACAAATAGCTGGACTGCAGCTCCTACAGATAATACATATTTCATTAGACAAGATACGTCAAGTAAAAATGAATTTGGTCGAGTTAAATTTTCTACTTTATGGAGCTATATAAAGTCAAAAGTTGAATCACTAGGCTATACTAAAAATACTGGTACTATCACAGGCATCAAAATGAATGGTGCAAGCAAGGGTACTAGCGGCGTAGTTGATCTGGGTACGGTTATCACAGCACATCAAGATATTAGCGGCAAGCAAGACAAGTCCACGGCAGTAACACATAGTGCAAACACGGCGGGTGGTTCTGCTACAAAACCTGTTTATATTGCTGCGAACGGTGCTGCTACAGCTATAACCCATTCTATCAATTCCGATGTCCCTGAGAATGCGAAGTTCACTGATACCACCTACAACGATGCCACACAGTCTGCACATGGTCTGATGACTGCGGCGGATAAGAAAAAGTTGGACGGTATCGCTGCTGGTGCAACT